TATCTGGAAATGAGGGAAGTGCTTATATTACGGTGGACGGACAGAACCGCTACTTCTTTGAACTGTCTAAAATCGAAAGCAGTATTGAGTTTACGGTAATTGCGAAAAAACTGCTGGGTCACCGGATGAAACAGCACAAGGTGGCAGGCGCCGAAGGAAAAGGCAGTATGACCATCTACAATATCAGCCCGGCGGCGCTGGCTGTTTATCAGCGTTATATCAAGGAGGGAAAGGTGCCGGCCATCTCGATTCAGACGGTAAATGAAGATCCGGCTTCAACGCTGGGCCGCCGGACCGTTGTTATGCGCAATTGTATCATGGCCAAAGTACCGGTTGCAGTACTGGATGACAGCAGCGAAGATTTAAGCACAATGGATATGGATTTTACCTTTGATGACTTAGATGAGCTGGACAGCTATGTGTTGCCGGAAAATATGAGATAAGGGAGAGGAAGAAATCATGAGTAGTTTAAATGCGTTTTTACATCCAATTGAAGTAAGCCAGGCGGAAGTAGTAATTTCCGATCGTTTTCAGGAAAAAGGCGTGCCGGTGCCGTGGAAGCTTAGACCGGTGACGCAGGAAGAGAATGCGGAGATCGTAAAAAAGAATACCAAACGTACCAAAAAGGGTGAGCAGGAATTTGACCGCATGGGCTATACTTCTGATCTGGTAATTGCCGGCGTTGTGTTCCCGGATCTTAACAATACCGATTTGCAGAAGGCATATGGGGTAATTGGGGCCAGAAGCCTTTTGGGGAAAATGCTGCTGGTGGGAGAGTACGGAAGATTATCCATGGAAGTACAACGTCTCTCCGGTTTGGATGAGGATGTCAACGAAGACATTGAAGAAGCAAAAAACTAATCAAGCAGGGCGATGCAGAGCTCAACTATGCTCACTACGCCCTGCAAAAGCTTCACATCCTGCCTGCGGCGTTAGATGGGATGAGCCGACGGGAAAAGGCGCTGGTGTATGCCAGTATCGATTTAAGGATACAAGAGGAAAAACGGTCAGCAAAGAAATTAAAATCGTAAGAAAGGGGGTGAGTGGATGGCAACACTCAATGATATGTTTTCGGCAGCGGGATTTAGTGCTTCCATCGAACGAACAACAGTTTGCATGGATAACTTGATTGCTGTAACAGAGAGAGCCAATATCAGTGCAGCCGGATTTAGCAAGGTGTTGAAAGCAACCGGCGCTGAGGGCCAGCAGGCGGGGGCAAGTATGGAACAGTTAGGAAAGAAATCAGAAGCGGCAGCGGGATTAACAAAAAATTTCAAAAAAGCATTTCCGGCGATAAAGAAAATTGCGAAAGAAACGATGAAATTTGTGAATGATTCTTTTAATATGGCAAATCTGCAGCGCCGCACAGAGCGTCAGCTGCAGGAGGTTCTTAACCGTGTCGGCGCAACGCAGGGAGCATTTGAGCAGCTAAAGAAAAAAGCCTCAGATATTCAAGCCAACACCATTTATGACGATACCGCTTTAATGGCCGGTGCCGGAAAGCTGGCAACCCACACCGCGGATACGGGTGCGCTGGAACAATTGATGGGAACCTTGTCAAATTACGCAGCCGGGATGTCGGGCGGCGGTGCTGTTGATGCAAAGGCAATGACGAACTATGCGGCGCAGCTGGGGCAGGTTTTTGACGGTAAGTTTGATGGCCTGACAGCACAGGGATTTAACCTGTCAGATGTCCAAAAGGAGATTATCCAAAACGGTACGGATATGGAGAAGGCATTGGTGATCGATGATATCATCAGTCAATCCTGGGCCGGACTGGCGGAGAAGATGGCGGCCCTGCCGGAAAACCGGATGGCGGGTATTAAGAAGCAGATCGGAAACATGCAAGAGGAGCTTGGAAGTCGGCTGACACCTGCGTTCATGCGGCTATATGATGTAATCGAACAGAACTTACCACGGATCGAAGGGATGATGTTGGCTTTTGGAACGGTGATGGGAACCATCATGTACCTGTTTGCTGCATTGGCTGACGGAGCAGCAAATGTGGTTGGTTTTATTCAGGACAACTGGACAATCATTGAACCAATTGTTGCAGGGATCGCCGTAGCCCTTGGTCTATATTATGGAGCACTTATGCTGACCAAGGGAGCTCATGTGATTGGTGCCGCCGCAACCTGGATTTATAATGCGGCAACGTCATTTCTGTCGATTGGATACGGGGTATTAACAGGGAGTACTGCAGCTGCAAGTACAGCACAGTCTGTATATAACAGTTCATTACTTGCCTGCCCGATTGTTTGGATTATTGGCCTCTTTATCCTTTTTATTGCCATAATCTTTGCCGTAGTGGCGGCAGTCAATAAGTTTACCGGTTCCAACATATCGGCATTAGGACTGATTGGCGCAGTTTTAGGGGCTTTTATTGTTAAGGTAGTAAATTACTTTATTACCTGGTACAACATGGTGGTGGAATTTGTTAACTTTTTTGCAAATGTGTGGTCAGAGCCGGTAGCTTCTGTTCAATTGCTTTTTTATAACATGGCTCTTCATGTAATTGATTATGTACTGGAAATGGCAAAAGCGGTTGAAACAGTGATCAACAACATTCCTTGTGTAGAAGTAGACATTACTGCCGGTCTTGGCAATCTTAAAGCGAATATCCAGGCGGCAGCAAAGGAAATAAAAGATAATTCTCAATGGGAAGAGGTTGCGCAAAAAAAAGATCTGCTGGATGGCGCGGATTTTGTTAATGGCAGTTATGAAAAGTTCAGTGGTTTCGAAAATGCCATCAAAGATAAATTTGGAAATTTGTTTCAGGGAGATGACTATGGTGTTGATTTATCAATGCATTCCGGGATGACAGACTCGGCTGGTGATGCGCCTGGTACTGGCGGCAACCCGGCGATTGTAAAAGGCAGCGGTGCTAATGGGGCAGTTAAGGTAGAGGATGAAGAAGATATTGAATGGCTGCAAAAGCTGGCAGAGCGCGATTACGTTGCCAGAATTGCCCAGAATACATTGGCACCTAATATTAAGGTGGAGTTTACCGGTCCGATTACCAAAGAAGCGGATGTCGAAGGTGTGGCGGCACACATGCTAACGATCTTAAAAGATCAGATTGCAACCGCACCGGAAGGAGTGTATGCATAATGTCATATTCGATTTATTTTAAGTATGGGGGGAAGAAGTATAAGCTTCCGGTAAACCCGGAGGAAATCAAAAGAAGCAGGAACCTGCAGATTGAGACATACCGGATCCTTGGCGATGGACAAATATCAATTCCATCTTCTTGTGACCTGGAGGAATTCAGCTTTGAAGCTGAATTCCCCAGTCAAAAGTATCACTATGTGGAAAAGAGCGGAAGCTTTAAAAATGCCGATTTTTTTGAAAAAATGTTTCGGAAGGCTCAAAAAAATAAAAAGCCGATTCGTTTCATTGCCTCCAATGACATCACCGATGATATCAGCATCCAGGTTTTGGTGCAGAGCATTGAAGTGACGGAAAAGGCCGGGGAGGAAGGGGATAAATATATCTCTTTCAAATTGCTGGAGTATAAAGGCGCGGGGAAGCGTTTCGTTGCTGTTAAGGCAGGGCCGGAAACAGTGAAACAGGAAGAGGAAAGCCAACCGGAAAACCCGGCGGTAACGGAAAATAAAACCCATACGGTAGTTTCGGGAGATACTTTATGGGGGATTGCCAGGAAATACTATGGAAACGGATCTTTGTATACCAGGATTTATGCGGCTAATTCAGGAATTATCAGCAATCCTAATCTGATCTATACCGGGCAGATTTTGACAATTCCGGAGTAAGGGGGAGAGATGGAAGTATTAGTTGAAACCGGGGGATATATTTATGATATCTCCGGGATGTGTAAGGATGTTTCATGGACCGATTCCCTGAATGATGGAGCCGGCAGCCTGGAGGTATCCTATGTGAACAATGGATTAATTCTGCAAACTGGTGATGTCATCCGTTTGACATATAGCGGCCAAAACAATGGTATTTTCTTTGGCATTGTTTTTAAGGTTTCCGGCGATGAAGGGGGAATGATAAAGGTCAAGGCTTATGACCAGCTGCGATATGGCAAGGCAAAGGAAATCATTGTGATAAAGGACGATACGTTAAGCACTTTGACACAAAAAATGTGCACGTTTCTTTCGTTGAAAACCGGAACCCTGCAAGACCCGGGATATGTCTTAAAAACCAAAGCGGAGTACCGCAAAACCTGGCTGGATATGATTTATAACGGGATATCGGAGACGCTTATAGAGACGGAAGAAAAGTACTGTCTGCGGGATGAGTACGGCTTTATGTGCCTTTGGAATATGCGGAACCTGCAGCTGCCGCTGGTATTGGGCGATGGCAGCCTGGTGACCGGGTATTCATGGGAAAAATCAATTGATGATGATTTTTATAACCGCATTAAGATCGGATGGAAGAATGAGGAAACTGGTCAGCTGGATGTCGGTACGGCAGTTGACCAGGAGTCTGTAAATCGGTACGGGTTATTACAGTATTTTGAAACAGGGCAATCCGGAATTGATAACGCAGCAAAAGCCCGGGAACGGGCGAACAATCTGTTAAAACTTTATAATCATGAAAGTGAAACCCTGAAATTCGATTGTCTGGGGGACCTGACGGTAAGGGCTGGAAATAGTTTTTATGGCAGTATTGCAGATATTAACCTGAACCGCAGATTGATTGTGAAGAAGGCAACTCACAGTTTTCTGCCGGTACACACAATGACTGTGGAGGTGATGACGGATGGCTAGCGGGGCCTGTGATTTGATTCATGCAGTAAAAACAATTGTTGATAATTATATGAATAATCGGAAACCGGCTGCTTTGTTAATTGGTGTTTATAATGGGAATGCAATTGTTATTAATGAAAAGCTGCCGGTTCCGATGGAACTGATTATTGGAAATGCAGCAGGAAAACTGATGATTGGCGACAAGGTGCGTTTGCTGCGTAATGATGGCGGCGGTGAATATTATATATTGGAAATTATCGGCAGGCCATATCAGTAAGGAGGGTGATTATGGCAAAATTAGATACAACATTAGTATTGAAAAAAAGAACATATACAGGTAAAACGTATGCTTTATCTGAAACGAAAATAGAAGGTTATGTGGATGAATCAGATTCCTTAAAGCAGGCCATCTACAAAGTTTTGTCAACGGAGCAGTTTGAATATCCCATTTATAGTTTTTGTTATGGGATTGCCTGGAAACAGTTAATGGGAGAGGAACGTCCCTTTGTCCGTGCGGAGATGAAGCGGATGATTCAGGAGACACTGCTGCGTGATGACAGAATTTTGGCGGTGGATGACTTCACCTTTCAATTTTCCGGTGATGCCTGTATGTGTGAGTTTAAGGTAACCGGCATTTATGGCGAATTTACAATAGAAACGGAGGTGGCGGTTTGAAAACATTTGAAGAAATACTACAGGGAATGCTGGAAAAAGTCCCCAGTGATGTGGACAAACGAGAAGGAAGTGTGATTTACGATGCTCTTGCGCCATGTGCTTATTATCTGGCGCAGCAGACGTTTCAGCTTGATCATTTTGTGGAGCTGGTGTTTGCGGACACGGCGGCAGGTGAATATCTGAACCGGGTTGTTTCCATGTTTGGTTTAATCCGTAAACCGGCAACATATGCAGTACGAAAGCTGCTCACTTCGGCAGAAGTAAATGTCGGGACGCGATGGACAATCAAGGATGTGACTTACGTAATAAAAAAGCAGCTGACACCGCTTGAGTATGAAGCGGAATGTGAGCTTGCAGGAGATATTGGCAATCAGTACCGCGGGAACCTGCAGCCGATCTCCGCGGTGACTGGGGTGACGGCAGAATTGGCGGATATGATAGCGGCAGGGGCAGATAAGGAAACAGATACAGCTTTACGCAACCGTTTTTATGATAAAGTCAGATTACCGGCCACGTCAGGAAATGCCTATCATTATATGCAATGGGCATTAGAGGTACC